ATTCCATTCTGTAGCAACACTATCCGAAAACATCAGTGAAACGCCTGAAGGCTTCCTAATCTGCCGGGGAGTCGCCATCACGCGCGCGGGCGACCTAGTTTACTCACCGTCGGAAACACCGGTCACTGCCGGGGACGGGCACACTATCATCACCCGCACGGTTGAGGACATCCACGACCCGGAGACAATCGCATCTTTTGAAGGCAAGCCAGTCACCATAAATCACCCAAACGATTTTGTTACACCTGATAATTGGCGAGAGCTGGCCGTCGGCGTGGTGCAGAACGTTCGGCCTGGCGAGGGCGATGACGCCCATAAGTTGTTGGCTGATTTACTAATCACAGATCGAGAAGCCATTTACGCTATTAAAAGCAAAACCTTACGTGAAGTCTCGTGTGGGTACGAAGCTGAGTATATAGAGATCTCGCCTGGCGTAGGCCGACAAGAGAACATAATAGGCAATCACGTCGCACTCGTTGCATCTGGGCGGTGCGGTTCAGAATGTGCAATCTTTGACCACGCACCAAAAAAGGAGAAATTACCAATGACCATGAAAGATAAACTGCTGGGCCTGTTCGGCAAGGCAATCGATGAAGCCATGCCGGAAGAAACCACCGCTGTTAAAGACGAGGACATGCCGGCAACCCATGCGGTTGAAGCTGAGGACATGCCGGAAGAAACCCCGGAGGCGAAAGATGAAGATCAAATGGCTGATGTTAAGAAGATTGTTGAAGCATTTGAATCCAGAATCGCCACGCTTGAAGCCGCAGTCGCAAAGCTCGCAGGCATTGAAGCAAGTGAAGGGGAAATCGAAGCCAGCCTCGACGCTGAGACAGTTGCCCGGGCAGAGATTCTAGCGCCGGGATTATCACAGTCAAAAGATATTAAAGCTAAGTCTATCGAGGCAGCATATGGGACTGAAGACGGCAAAAAGGTCATTGATACCTTGCTAGCTGGCAAGACGTTCGATAAGGCTGACAATGACATGCTGTTTATCGCCGCATCGGAAATGCTTAAAAGCTCGCGCCGTGGTCAACTCAATGCGCATGCATCAATGGACTCGCTTCCGAGTATGAAAGCTGGCGACATGACCGCCGAAAAACTTAATGAAATGAACGCCGCCAGATACGGCAATAAATAGGAGAATAACCATGGCTAGTTTTTTATACCGCGCTCCATCCGGCGTTGCCGGTGACGTCACCCGTCCAGACAACACCGTCGTCGAACCAGGAATACTTAACGCAGCTCAATCGCCAGCCGCTTTCGGCTTGCCTGTCAAGCTCGTTGCTGGGAAGTTTGAGAAAATCGCGTCGGGTAACCCGGCGAGTGTATTTGCAGGCATCTTGTCACGCACCGCACCATCCATCGCCGGCGATACACCAGCCCCCGCATCAGTGCAAGGCATCGTAACAAGCGGCTACGTGAACGTGCTGTGCACAGTCGGCACACCGGTACGCGGCGGAATTGTGTACATGCGCGTTACGACATCAGGCGTAAAGCTGATTGGAGATCTTGAAGCAACTTCTGACTCGACACTGAGCGTCGCGCTTGTTGGCGTAACGTGGGCAACTGACGGAAAAGATTCAGGCAACGTTGCAGAAATCAGAATTAAATAAGGGGACAACATGAAAACATTCGACAGTACACTAGCATATTATGTCAATCAGCTTGACAATCTTGATAAAAAACTATACGAACCGCTATATTCTGTAACCTGGGGACGCGACATCAAGTTGCGCACCGGCATCACAATGGCGAATGAATCAACCTCGTTCATCCGCTCGACCATCGGCGCAGTTGGCACGCAGAACGTAACCGGCAAGCCGTGGATCAGCCCGAACACCACAACCCTTCCTGGCGTTTCGATCAATGGCGAGCATGTGGTTATGCCTCTTCGCTTGCTCGGTCATGAGGTTTCATACTCGTCAGTCGAGTTGGAACGCAGTAAGTTGTTAAGCCAGCCTATCGACGCGCAGAAATTCAGCGCTTTGAACACCCTATACCAAATGGCAACGGACGAAATGGTCTACATCGGGGATACAGGTGTAGGTGCGACCGGCCTTGTGAACTCAGCACTGGTGACATCCGGCGCGGTAGCAAACGGTGCATCGGCCTCGCCGTTGTGGACGTCAAAAACCCCGGATGAAATACTTAAAGACGTGAACGACATGATTACGGCAGCATGGTCTGCATCTGGTTTTTCTGTCTGCCCTGACACTTTGTTGTTGCCGCCTGCTCAGTTCGCGTACATCGTCAGTCAGAAAATCAGCTCTGCGGGTAATGTGTCGATCCTGACCTTCCTGCAAGACAACAGTATTTCGCTGAGTGTCAATGGTCGTAAGCTTGAAATTCAACCATCGAAATGGCTGACTAACCGAGGCGCCGGCAGCACCAACCGGATGGTTGCATATACAAACGACATCGACCGCGTTCGATTCCCGATGGTTCCTATCCGCCGTGAAACGCCGTACTACCTCGGCATAAAGTTCAATGCGCCGTATATCTGGGCGTTTGGCGAGGTTGAGTTCGTTTTCCCAGAGACAGCAACATACCGAGACGGGCTGTAATATCTAAACCAAAACAGAGGCCGGTCTAATCGCCGGCTTCATTAATAGGAGAACACAATGCAAGTTCAATTTAACAAACCCATAACACTGGGTGAAAATACATATGGCAAAGGACAGCACGACGTGCCAGACGCGGACGCTAAGGGCTGGTTTTTTGATGCTATAGTAAATGAAGGCGACGCGGTTGTTTTGCGCGACGAATCAACATCTGAACCAGCTGTAAAGAAGGTTAAGTAATGGATATTGCACTGTTTCGCACTGACTTTCCAGAGTTCGCGGACATTGCCATATTTCCAAGTTCTGCCCTCACATTTTGGTCGAACCTTGGTGAGCAACTTATTTCAGCCGACCGCTTTGGCGGCACTTTTACTCAAGCGGTTGAGCTATTCACAGCACATAATATTGTGCTCGCCGCTGGTAATGTTTCCTCGGCAGCGGCTGGCGGTGTGCCGGGGCAGACTGGCGGCACGGTTTCCAGCAAAGCTGTTGGATCTGTCAGCATTTCTTACGACACCGCATCGGCAATGGAGACCGGTTCAGGACATTGGAATCAAACGATCTACGGTCGCCAGTACATCCGCCTAGCTCGACTGATCGGTCAAGGGTGTTATCAGTTATGAGCATGACAGTCACAAAAGACAACACAGCCGCCGTGCTACAAACTGTACAGAACATGGCTCGGAAACTGGTGCTTATCGGCATCCCCGCTTCTGCACCGCCTAGGGATGGGGAAGAGACAAACGCGGCGATTGGATTCCTACATGAGCACGGTTCCCCTGTGCGCAACATTCCCGCACGCCCATTCCTTAAGCCTGGGATGGAGCAGGCCGCTAAAAAATGCGCTGAGGTACTCGGCAAGTTTGCAAAGAGCGCATTCGATAACCCATCCGACATCGACAAGGGTCTGAGCGCCGCCGGTCTGATTGCCCAGACGAGCGTCAAGAAGAGGATTGTGTCCGGAGAAGGTTTTGCACCGCTGTCCGATAGAACACTCGCAGAGCGAGCGGCAAAAGGCGCTAAAGGAACGAAGCCCCTCATTCGAACAGGACAACTTTTAAATTCCATTACTTACGTAGTGAGGGAAAATAATGGCTCGGATTGACGTATCGGAGTTATTAACCGACCCTGATTTTACCAACTCAGTGACGCTGATTCGTCGTGCCTCAAGCATCAACGCATACGGCGAACATGTCATGGTCGAGACGCAATCAACAATCACGGTCGTCGTGCAGGGGACGAACACAGAAGATTTGATTCGTATGCCAGAAGCGGCGCGGCTGCAAGACCTGATCACCGTGTATTATGGGGGCGAGCTGATGGCAGAAAGCCCTAATGGTTATGCCGACATAATCGTATGGCAGGGGAAGCGCTATCAGGTGGCGATGGTCGATGAGAATTTCATGAATTTCGGCGCAGGGTTTACCCGCGCAACTTGCAAAATGGAGGCAGTGAGTGCCTAACACATCAGCGACCGGCGGATTTTTACAGCAAAGCACCGGCCCAATCGAAGGGCTAGATTTGCGGAGGTTTATCGGGACGATGTTGGTCGGCGTGTCGGGCTTAGCCCCAGGGATGGTTCGTCCTTCTTGGCAACAGAATCCTCCACCGCTACCGGCTATAGATGCAAACTGGAGGGCGTTCGGAATCACATCGCGAAAGGCAGATAACGCACCTTATCAAGTTGAGAAAGACAATGGGCTTGGTGCTATAATGCTAAGACATGAAGAGCTTGAAATACTGCTTGTTTTTTACGGCCCTGACTGTCTGCAAAAGGCGGCTGAGGTTCGCGACGGATTTTATATATCACAGAACACAGAGTCTTTATTCCTGGCCGGGATGGCGTACATTGATTTGAGTGACATCATTCACGCACCGGAATTAATTAACGATAGATATTTTGACCGGGCTGATGCAACACTGACAATCCGACGTGAAGTCCGCAGAGAAT